GTCGAGCTCGGCCTTGCTCAGGTTGCTGGGGTGGTGCACCGGAACCTCCCCCTGGGCGGCTGCCCGTGATCTCGACACCGCACGTACTTCCACGTCTCGCAGAGCCAGTGCTCGACCTCCCGCATCTCCCACCTCGGCCAAGATTCGGGCCAGTACTCGCTGCTCTGGCTCATGCTCAGAAGTTCTCGCATGCAGGACAGCATCCTGGCCTGACCCTTGGCGGAGTTGTAGTTGTACGCTTCGGGATCTCCAGCGACGACCCAGCCCAGCCCGCGCGCGCAGCCCGGCCCCGCTGCCGCCCAGGTCATGATGTCTGGCGCGTTCTGAAGCAAGCAGGTGTGGCGGAGGTCGCTCACGACCTCGTAGGCCATGAAGGAGCCGAGGTAGGGGTACATCCGGAGGACTGTCCACATCCCCTCGAGAGTCGTGTCTGGCTCGACGTGCGTGGCCAGTTGCACGGCGTCCCTGACGATGGGGCGCATGCAGGAGAGGATGCCCTCGAGCTTGCTGAGGCCGTCCGGAGTCTTGATGACGTAAGATCCGGTGACGAGCGGCTTGTGCCCCTCCAGCACCTTCCGGATCCCGTCTTCGCTGTAGCCCTCGACAGTCATGAACTCGACGATCTTGTCGGCTGTCTCGATGCGGTTGAACCATCTGAACAGTGTCGTTGCGAGCAGGACATCTGGTCCGCGAAGCGAGAGCGGGCCGCGTATGTTGCGGCGGAACCACGCGGTGGTCTTGTCGTCTTCGCGGAAGACGTTGCAGAATCTCCACTGCCGGAAGATGGGATCTTCGCTCCACTGCTCGGGGCTGTGCGGCATCTTCTCCCGGCGGAGCTTGATTGCGTACCGCTCCCGAGCGATTGCGAAGAAGAGGTTGACGTTGTCTCTGTTCACTGCGGAACCTTTCCCGACTTCTCCGTCCAGGGCTCGGCGAGGAGCTTCGAGATCTCGAGGAACGCCTCGTCGCGAGCGAGGCTCAGGCAGCTCACTCCTGCCGCACGCATGCGATCGATCATCTTGAGGTTGAGGTCGTACTTCGCCCGCGTGTTCGCCGGGTTGAATGCAGGCATTTCCCCGCCAGCGGCGCGGAACTTTTCGGCCCGCTTGGACTGGTTCCTCCGGTGCTCGACCGACTGGATGCACTGCTCCAGCGGGGTACTCAGGTAGATGAGCAGGTGCGGGATCTGGTCCGTCGCGAGCTGGGCCGCTCGCTTGAAGTCGGAGTTGATGATGAGGCCCTCGAAGATGACGTGGTATCGCCGCTCGTGCGCGAGCCTCGCCAGGCCGTACATGAGGTCGAGGCCCGAGATGGAGTCGCAGCCTCCACACTCGCTCTCGTAGGAGCCGAGCACGACGACGTTCGCCCTTCTCTCGCGGTTCTCGAGGACGTACCCCCACGGGCGCTTGCGCTCGCGCTCTGGTCGGAGCCCAGCGAGCAGGGGGTGGCTCCAGTCCTGCTCGTCGAGGTGCCACTCAGTCTTCGTGTGGTTCCCAGCCTGCAGATGGTCGAAGACCTTGCGCACAAGCGTTGTCTTCCCGGAGCCGGACGTGCCTCGGATGTTGATGATCATGGGTTGAACCTCCGAACAGTTTGCCTGCCGCAGAAGCGACAAGCCCGACAAAGTGGCCAGCGTCTCCAACCGCGCCACCACCACACCAGCGGATGAGGCCAGAAAGAATAGCCAACACACAGCCTGTCTGGGCAAGTTCTCACCAGGTCTTCTCCAGATGCCAACCCTTGCCCTTCAGAGCCTCACCCTTCTGCTCGAACCCGTTCTTCGCGTAAAAGGCCAGGGCCTCCGCGTTGTCCTTGAAGCAGGAGAGCTCGATGCAGCGATGCGGCGAGGTGGCTGTAAGGTCGTCCAGGAGGGCCTGACCAACTTTCATCCGCCTCGCCTCGGGCCTGACGCAGATGTAGTACAAGCTGGTCTTGGGTTCTCGCATCTTGTGCCGCACACAGGTGAAGCCCACAACGTGATCGGCTACGATTGCGACGCGGATCCAGCCTTTCTGGTATGCTTGCTCTCCAGAGAACATGATATGTCCGAAGTCACGTGTGGCTTTGTGGCTCTTGGCGATAGCCAGCAGGACTTCGTGATCACCACGAGTTGCGGGACGAATCTTGATGGTGTCGTCGCGATTGCTCATGCTTCGATCCTTTTCCTCGCCGCGTCGGCGTACTCCGAGCTCAGCTCGATGCCGACTCCACTTCTGCCAAGCTGCCTGGCGACGACCAGAGTCGTGCCCGAACCGACGAAAGGATCCAAAACCTCGTCGTCTGGCCTCGAACCAGCTCGGATGCACTTCATTGCCAGGGATCGGGGGAAGACTGCCGAATGCTTCTGCCCTCTGATCGACGCAGTGTTGATTGACCACAGAGTCCTGCCGTTGCGGAACTCCTCCGGCTCCCGCCTGCTGAGTCCACCGTTGCCGTTCGTCGAGACAAGATCCTTGTGCAGGCTCGGTCCTCGCTTGCGCTGGCACACCGCCTTCTCCATGATCGCGTGCCGATCGAAGTAGTATCGCTCGCTCTTGGCGAGCAGAAAGATGTACTCGTGCGCCTTCGTGGGTCGATCCTTCGCCGCGTCCGGCATCTGGTTCGGCTTGTGCCAGATGATGTCGCTGCGCAGGTACCAGCCATCAGCCTGGAGTGCGAAGGCCAATCGCCACGGCACACCTACGAGCTCCTTGGGCTTCAGGCCAGCGGGAGTCTGCGGTCGGGGCAGATCATCTTGCCGACGATGCCCCTTGTTCGACGAGGCGCTGCTCCTGAAGGTAGCCCGCCCACCGGAGGTGTACGTGTCGCCGATGTTCAGCCAGAGCGTGCCGTCCGACCTGAGAACTCGGCGAACCTCAGAGAATACGGCCACGAGCCTATCGACGTATTCCTGCACCGATTGCTCTCGACCGATCTCCCCCTCAGCTCCGTAGTGCCTCAGCCCCCAGTAGGGTGGCGAGGTGACGCAGCACTGGAATCGCTCGTCCTCGAGCGACTGCAGTAACGACAGGGAATCACCGACGAGCACCTCGTGCCTCACGACCCGATCTCCTTCGCGAGCCGATCTGCCGCGTCGGCGTAGGCCACGATGCCGTTCTTCCCACCCCCGTTCAGCACCCACACGCCCGGCTTCACCTGCGCGAGGTAACCGAAGTCGTGTCCGGAGACGAACGGCCGGTAGCCGACGAGGATGGACTTCACCTCGGGCTCGAACCCGATCAGCTTGACCGCGCGGGCCATGGTGCGGTCCATGAGTTCCTTCCTCCGCTTGTCGTAGGTACCTCGGGTCACGGCGACGGAGTCTGCGAAGTAGATCGTGTCCTCGTCGAGCTGGTAGAGCTTCGCGTGCGTGTAGGGAGAGGCCAGCGTGAGCGAGCTCTTCCCCTCCGGCAGGCGGCCGCGGAAGTGGATGCCGTGGCCGACCTTGACGTCGACCTTCAGGCCGGGAACGAGCTCCGCACCTCGATAGCCGGTGCAGATGACGGTTCGTCCGGGGAAGAACCTACCTCCGAGCACAGACACCTTGACTCCACCCCCGTAGTTCGGGGGAAACGGGTCGTCAACCTGGTGAACTGAGGTAGCGGTGCCGACCACATCGGGATCGACGAGCAGGTGCCGCTGGGCGATGTGCCGCACCCTAGCGGCGTCGGCGATCCCGCGACTGAAAGGCTGGTCGATCTTCCCGGCGAAGAGCTCCTCGACGACGCGGATGCCGTTCGACGCTGCGGGGCTGCCGAACTTCTTCAGCCAGCTCCCGATGTACAAGTTGCTGCTGGCACGGCTCGCGGAGTTGACGTCGCAGTCGTCGATGACCCGAACCGTGTGCCCGCGAGCGCGGAGGACGCGAGCGACCAAAGATCCGGCGATGCCTGCACCGACGACGTTGATGGTGTTCACAGGACCTCCAGGAAGAAGATCACGATGGACAGGCCGACGACGAATCCGACGAAAAGACCTTCGAAGAATCCGACCAGGAACTGGTAGAGCTTGCGACTTCTCACTGTCGAACCTCTTTCTCGAGCTGGCGCAGGAACTGCCGACGATCGGCCTCCTCTATCGACTGATCGACGATGCCGCTCCTCCAGGAGCTGGGACTCTCGAGCGGGACCCCACGGCTGCAAAATCCCTCAGGTCTGCTCGGAGCCGAAGAGCATCCGCTCAGGACGACGAGCGAGAGGATTGCAGATATCTTCTTCATCGGCGCTTCGGCATGTGCCTGAGGAATTCTTGGACTGCCGGACACGTCTCGCTCCAGAGGGACAGCCCGGCGTTGATCTCGTCGATATCGTTCCACAGTGGGTACGAGCCCGTCATGTGGCTCTTCCACTTGCAGAGGATCGTCTCGATCTCCTGCAGACCGACCATCCGGTCGTAGGAAGGTGGCGCTCGCTTCTTGTGGGGCGCTCCCGCGAAGTAGTCCACGAGGTACTGCACGACCCGCTTGATGACCTGGGTCTCGTCCTTCGGCTTCGCACCTTCCGGGAGGTTCTGCTTCGTGCGCCACAGGAGGATGGCGGCTTCCCGCGGGGCCTCGAACATGAACACCTCGGCCTCGGTGAAGTCAACCTGCTTGCCGAGCACGCGATCCAGCATGTCGCCAACCTTGAAGGCGATCCAGGGGCCGAAGCTCCGGTGCTCCCGGATCTTCTCCGAGAGCTTGGAGAACGGGACGCTGGTCCCCGCGTCGACTCTCTGCAGGGCGACGACGAAGTCCTCGGGCTCCGGGTACTTCGCCTTCAGCTCCTTCACCGCGGCGTAGCCCTGGGCTCCGCGGAAGTGGCGGCGCTCGTGGCCTCGCGGCCAGCCTCCGTTCACGGCGTTCCCGCCCAGCGGGCACGGTTCTTCGACGCGATTCGCAGCCGCCCGCTCCATCCAGTCCCAGAACTCCTCTCGCGGTCGGGAGGCGATGTAGCACGCGGCCCCGGCGTGGTAGAAGCACCAGTAGGCGACGAGCCAGCGGTAGATCGTGGCTAGGTCCCAACCTCCCTCAGTGCACTGCAGACGGTGCAGGGCCACGTAGATCGGGTCAAGGTCGAGGTTGTCGAGCAGGTGAGCCCCGAAGTCCTCGATGCTCAGCTTGTCATACTTGCGCGTTCCCACTGTGCAGACTCCTCACTTCTTCGAGCACCTCTGTGAGCGAGCGGTGCTCTTTGCCCACGGGCTGAAGGTTCCTCGTGAACGCTTGATAGAACTCACCACTGGGGAACCACGTGACACGGTAGCCTAGAGCATCGATCTGCCGTCGCAGAGAAGCCTGCTCGTCCAGATACGCCTTCAGCTTGCTGTCGGGACATCCGTTGTAGCACCTCACTGCAGCCTCTCCTTGCTCCTGACCAATATCACCTGATAGAAGACGTAGTTGCATCGCTCGCACCACCACCAGCTGATGCGCTTCAGCCAGGGCTGAACTCCTTGCCACGCGCAGCGATGCTTGCGAACCCTGCAGATCGGACAGATGGTGGGCCTCGTCTTCACTTCGGGTAGTCCTTCACTGACTCGCACCGCTCGGCCCGCTTCCGGCGCTCGGCGTGGGCCGTGGTCCAGGCGACGTCTGAGAGTCTCACCCAGTGGGTCGCGACGTCCCGCGTTCGCTCACCGTCGATGTCCGCCATCTTCAGGCGACCGAACTGCAAAAAGCCCTCGTCGTTCCACCGGCGGGCCAGTTCGAGCTCCTCCTTGTTCATGCGGTTCGTCCGCACCTTGCCGCCATTATCGACGGCCTGGGTCTCGAGGAACAGGAGGAGCGACAGCTCCTGTCTAGTCACTTCTGCTTCTCCTTGGTGTAGGCGCGGATGACCCCGTCCTTCTCCTCGATGCCGTAGCCCAGGTAGCCGTGGAGGAGCTTGATGCCCTCGTATGCCTGGACGTCGTTCCAGCTGCAGGCTGCCTTGATGTCCTCGAACGAAGCACCCTCCGACCGCAGCAACATCTGTATTGCCTTGGCTCGCTTCGTGCCCTTCTTGTGCTCGCGGATCTCGCTCTTCGGAGCCCAGCTCAGACTCTTGCGCTTCCGCGGCTCTCCCGAGATATAGAAGTGCTCTGGGGACCGCTCCTCGATGCCGTGTCCAGTGTGCTGGTTGATCTGACGGAGGCAGGAGCGAATCTGCTGGAGGTCCCAGCCGGTCATCCGCTGAATCTCCGCGGAGGTGATGCCCTCCTTCCTGCAGCCGAGGGCGATGATCTTGCCGCGACTCGTGTTCGGCTTGTGAGTGCGAATATCTCTGCGGGCGGGGAGACGCATGAGCTCCGTTTTGTCCCCGACTCTCGCTGAAGACTTGTTCCTGGAGCTTGCGGCTGACGAGAGCCCACGCGAAGTTGCTGGAGGCAACTTCGTCTCCGCTCGAACGGCAGACATGGTCGGGGAGATGGGCGTGGCCCGCTGCGGCTGGCGAGATCGCCAGAGCTCGTAGGCCCTGGTGGTCCGCTCTCGACCGCTCTTGCTGTCTGCGAACCTCTTCGTTACCGAGTCCCCGTTGGCCGAGCGGAGCTCGTTGTGGACGATGAGAAGTTGTGATCCGGTGAGGGACGCGATATCTTCTGGCCCGATGGGGCCGCAGCTGCTGATGAACTTCATCTCAAAAATCCTCCTGATCCGACTCGAAGAATATATCGTTCGATGGCCAGAAGGCAATACGCTACTCACAATTTCTTGCGCCGGTCTCCGGATCGACGTGGCAGATCTCCACCGACTTCTCCGCGCTCTCGTCCGCAGACTTCAGGATGCCCGCCCGGCGACCTCCGACCTGGTAGGTCGTGATGCCCTTGCACCCCCGTCGCCATGCTTCCATGTAGATGTTCTCGAAGTCGGACCAGCGAGTGTCCGCAGGTACGTTGCAGGTCTTCGAGACCGCAGAGTCGACATGCCGGGTGGCAGTCTCGAGGACGGCGAGGTGCTCGGCAACCGTCACGTCGGAGCACCGTTTACCTCGAACATCGAACTGGGCAACCCCGTAATCAGGGATCACCTCGGTGACTATGCCGCCGGGCATGTTGATCTTCCGCTCGGTCTGATACGCGAACACTGGCTCGATGGACGAGCTCACGTTGTCTGCCGAGAGGCTGATGGTTCCGGTCGGGGCGATCGACAGGAGGTGGCTGTTGCGGATGCCTCGGTGACGGATCAGGTCGCGAACTTCCTCGTCCATGGTCTTCATGAAGCCGCTCTGCAGGAACTTGTCGACGTCGAGGAGCGGGAAGGATCCCTTCTCCTGCGCGAGCTCGGTGCTGGCGATGTAGCACCACCGGGCGATCAGCGAGAGGATCTGGTGCTGCATCTGCAGGAACTCTGTGGAGCCGTAGGGGTGACCGAGCGCCTCGAGAGCGTTCGCCAGCCCGGTCACCCCGAGACCCATGCGCCGCTTCGATTGAGCCTCAGCTTCTTGCTCGCGGAGCGGGTAGCGAGTTCGATCCACGACATTGTCCATCGCTCTGACCACCGGGCGGATGTCGGCCCGGAGCTGATCAAAGTCGAAGCGGCGGGTGCCGTCGCTGCGGGTCGCAATGTACTTCACGAGGTTGAAGCTGCCCAGCAGGCAGGCCCCGAAGGGCGGCAGGGGCTGCTCCCCGCACGGGTTCGTGGCCGCGATCTGCTCGCAGTACCACAGGTTGTTCATGCGGTTGATGGTGTCGATGAACAGAGCGCCGGGCTCTGCCCAGTCCCACGTCGACCTCATCATGAGCTCCCAGAGCTCGCGAGCCTCGATGGTCTCGTAGATCTTGCCACCGAAGCGGAGGTTGAACGGGCTGCCCTGCTGGACGCACTCCATGAACTCGTCGGTCAGGGCGACGGAGACGTTGAACCCCTTCACGTCCAGGAGCTTCTGGAGGCAGGAGTACCAACTCGCCCAATCCTGGCTCCCTGGCTCGCATGCGTCCATGGCCTGGATGACCGGAGCAGCCTCGGCAGGAGGCTGCTTCATGCGGATGAAGTCCCGGATGTTGGGGTGGTCGACCCGCATCACTCCCATCTGCGCCCCGCGGCGGTGCCCGGCGCTGCTGATGCAGCGACCGTTCGCGTCGAAGATCTTGATGAAGGGGATGGGGCCGCAGCTGACGGACATCAGCTTGCGGATCGTCGCCTTCTCTGGGCGGAGCGTGCTGAAGTCGTAGCCGATTCCTCCGCCCTTGCGCATCGTCGCTGCCGCCTGGCGCAGGCGCGACATGATGCTCCCAGCACCTTCGACGAAGCTGTCGTCGATAGTTCCGCTGACGAAGCAGTTGTATGCAGTGACATCCTTGGGAGAACCGATAGCGGCTTGCACGCGACCGCCCGGCATGAACCGCTGGTGTAGAAGGATCGATTCCAGCGCGACAAAGTGGTCACTGTCATCGGAAAGACCGACCGCGACCCGTCTCATCGCTTCCTCGAAGCTCTCGCCCGGGAGGCGGTACTTCTCGGCGTGGGTTTCCTGAGAGATGGGCAGCTTGGGACCGTATGACATCGCGTCTTGCTCCTGTCCTTGTTGGGGGTGCGGAAGTGGATTGTAGGCTTCAGCGCCGGTGGCGGACGATCGTCACCTTCTTCGCAGCTCGCGTGATAGCGGTGTACATCCAGTTTCTGGCTAGGTTCCGCATGAACCAGCTCTCGTCGAAGATCAGCACGCTATCCCACTGAGAACCCTGGGACTTGTGGACCGTTAGAGCGTAGCCGAAGTCGAAGCAGTCTCGCTCTCGGATCTGGTAGAACGGGGGCTTCTCTCCGAGGAAGTAGTGGGTGTGTGCGACGGTGGTAATCGAAGAGCTGCCGTCTTCGCTCTTCAGCGTGAGACCGATCTCGTCTGCGTCGATCTGAACGGCGTCCTGAGTCTGCCAGATGCCTCCGTTGAGGAGACCGAACTCGTGGTTGTTGCGGAGGCAGACGAGACGATCTCCCGGCGACGGCATAGGCAGCTCGCGACCCAGGAGCTTCCGGATCTTCCGGTTGCAGCCCTTGCGCATCTGGTTCCTGCCTACGAGCATCTGCTCGTGAGATGTGTAGAGGGATTCTTCCGCGCTCGACAGATCGATGACTCTGCTGTCGCCGTAGTCCCCCACAGACAGACTACGACCCTCTCGCACATCCGTCGCCAGTCTCAGGATGGGGTTGTCTTTTGCCTGACGGTGGATCTCTGTGAGCAGGTAGTCGGGCTCCCGCTGAGTGAAGAAGCCCTCGCCGCGAACGGGTGGGAGCTGAGCTGGGTCGCCCAGGACGAGCACAGGTGTCTCGAAGCTGAGGAGATCCCTGCCCATCTGTTCGTCGACCATCGAGCATTCGTCGATGATCACGAGCTCGGCGTTGCGAACTTCGCTCTCGAGGTTGAGAGCGAACAGCGGGCGCTCCAGCGAGGATCGCTCGGCGTCCAGCTCGGCGCGCAGCTTGACGACCTCTGGGTGCTTGTTGACAGCTTCGGCGATGGCGGGGTTGCCGTGGTCGCAGGGATAGCCGACCTTCTCCTCGGCAGTGAGCTGCTGCACCAGGTCGTCGAGCTGCTCCTGCAGCTCCTTCAGCCGCTGCCTGGACTTGTCCTTCGGCTTGTAGATAAGTCGATGGAGAGTCGTGGCTCCGACGCACCCCTTGCTCTGGAGCACATATGCCGCCTTGCCAGTATAGGCAGCGAAGCACACGCCACCACCTACGCCGGAGGCGAATTCTTTGGCCAAGGTTGTCTTGCCAGTTCCGGCATATCCGGCCAAATAGAACCAGGGCTTGTCTGGTTTCTCCAGCCAGCGGGCCACTCTCTGCAGGGCTTGATCCTGCTGCGGCGAAAAGTTCATGATTTCTCCCGACGAACCAGCCGGGGTGGGTGCAGGCACCCACCCCGGCACAAGAGCAATCAGCCGAAGTTCGGAGTCGTCAGAAGGGAACTTCCTCGCCGGAGTCGGAGCTGTTGGAGGCACCGCCCTGCTTTTCGTAGTTGACCTTGGTCTCGCCCTTCTCGAACGACTGCTTCAGCTCGAAGGCGTCGGTCAGGAGCTTCCTCGTCGACTCCTTCGCGGGGTTGATCAGAGACTCCTGGATCGAGCCGAAGAAGGGCTCGATCTTGAAGTTGTAGAACTTGCCCTTGGGATTCTCCTCCATCGACGACGTGATGCGGAGACGGTGCGCGAAGAGCGGAGGACGACCGGCGAAGGTGTAGAGGCGGGTGGTGATGTTCTTGTAGACCTTCATCTTCGTCGACGTGAAGCTGATCATGATCGGCTCGCCCGGATCCTCCTGGTTCGGGTCTCGGAGGATATAGCCGAGGATGTAGCGAGTCTCGATCAGGTCGTTGCCCGCGGCAGTCTTGAGCTTGCCGAACTCAGCGTTCGCGGCCTTCGCGGCAGCCTGGGCCTTCGCCACCACCTCGCTGTCAACGGAGTGCTTGCCCACGAGGCCGCCGCCCTGGTTGCGGGGCCGCCACTCCATGAAGCAGTGTTGGGTGCAGACCGGCTGGAAGCAGATGCCCTCTTTGGGGTCGAAGAGCTCGCGAGTCACGGTGTTGAAGAGCATGCCCGCCTCGGCGTTCGGCACGCGATCTTCCCCCGGCTGAACTTCCGGGCTCAGCGCCTGGAGGACAGTCAGGAACGGGATGGAGAGATCCTTGGTCGTGACGTTCTCGAATCCGGAGCCTGCCATCTCCCCGTAGTCGAACTTCGCGAGCTCTCCAGTTTCCTTGCTGCCCAGATCCTTGGTTTGGTTGTCCTGCTTGGCCATGATCGCGATCCTTTCAAGTTCGCCGGTAGTTTCAAGTCACCCGGACGTTAGACCCCGGAGCTTCGGCAGGTGCCCCGGCAACCTCTTCACAAAGCAGGGGGCGGGGCTCGAACCCGCGACCTGTCGACGTTTCTCAGACGCGACTTACTCTACCGCTGAGCTACCCCTGCAGACTCAATCCATCTTCGCGATACGCCTCCGGAAGACGCCGAACAGGTCGAGCGGGAGCTCGTTCCCCTTCGCGAGCATCTCGCGGACCCACGCCTTGAGCGTGGCTGGGTGAACCTTGCTGTCCTGCGACACTCCAGGGAAGCGACCCTGGAGCTCGCCCACGAGCTTGGCAGCTTCTTCGGATTGATCTCGGTTGAACGCGACCGAGATCTCCCGCTTGATGAGCCCCGCGTGGCCGTTCTCCTCCAACCACTTGTGGGCCAGCGAGCGCCGCTCTGTGCTGATGCCAGCTTCGATCTCCTCTTTCACCTTGACCTTGATGCCGTCTGGCGTCTTGATCTCCTCGATGCCCATCTCGTCCATGAGCGTCGGGATCTTCGTCCAGGTCAGGTCTCGGAGCGCCTCCTGCTCCAGCTTCAGCTGGGCGGACAAGCTCTCGATCGCGGCTTCCTTCTCCCTCGCCTGGTCGATCATGGCTCGCAGAGCCGTCATCGCCTCCTCTGCTGGGCGAGCACTGTCCTTGAACGCGGCATACGGGTTCGACGACATGGCAACTTGCTCCTCGATAGTCAGTATATGTCAGGATCCACGGCTAGGCAAGCCAATCCTTCAGACGATCTCCGGTCACCTGGCAGCTGACGTCGAACTTCTCCCTCAGCGCTCGAACGATGTGGTAGTCAATCGTCCCGGCACCGCAGACATCGATATATTCTGTCGAGAACTTCTGACCGATCCGGTGGTTGCGATCCTCGAGTTGCAGGCGAACTGCCAGGTCGAAGGTGTGCTCAGCGATTATGGAGGTCTTGCAGGCGAGCGAGTCCTGCTCCTGGTTGCCCAGGAGGGTGAGGCCCTCGCAGGCGGTCTGCTGGTTGGCGACGAAGAACTGCACATCTCCGCGATTGAACGCGGCGACTGCTCGCCCCCGGGCATCCTCGTCGACCGCGCCGTCGTAGCGGACGGCTCTTTCGCCCAGGGCCTCCACGAGCTTGTCGACGGTGCGGCGGAACTTCGTCCAGATGATGGCCTTGTGCGGGAGGTCTTCGGCGATCTCCAGCACGAGGTCCAGCCTCGGGTTGACCTTGCCGATGTCCACGGCTGGCTCTCCGTCGTCCGCAGCGACGAAGCCGCTGGCAACCTGCTGCAGCCGCAGGAGCCGGGTCAGGGCAAGCGGGGCTGTCACGAGCTGCCCGCTCTCCAGCATCACCATGAAGTCGTCGCGGATCGCCCTATACGCCTTCGCCTGGGCGTCTGTCAGGTCGAACTCGCGGCGAGTGTAGACCTTCGGGGGGAGGTCCAGCACATTCTCCTTCAGTACTCGCGTACCGATCGTGTCCACGATGCGGTTGAGGATGTCGAGGTTCTGGTACCCGATGAGCTGGTCGAACTGAACGAGCTTGCCCTGCTTGTTTCGCACCTGAGCCTTCTGGAATCGCCCGAAGAAAGACTTGTAGGTCGTCCAGAGGCCGACGCCGTGCTGGTCCCAGAACTTCTCGTCGAGGAACTGGAGCTGCGGGAAGAGGTCGAAGGGACCGTTGGGGACGGGCGTCCCGTTGAGGATTCGTCGATAGGGCGCGTAGCGACCGCTCTTGACTACGACCTTCGTCCGGTCGGCCTTAGGATTCTTGATGCGCCGAGCCTCGTCGACGATGTACAGCACCTTCCGAGTCGACAAGAAGTCCCACAGGAACTTCTTCCCGCCCCTCCAGAGAGTTCGGCGAGATCCGGTGTCCTTGTCCCGTTCCATGATCGGGTCGGTGACGACTGCGTCGAAGGACATCGCGAGCCACGCCAGCCCCTGATGCCTGAGGATCCGCTCGCACTCCTCCTGGTGCCACTTCGACGTCGCTTTGTCCGTCCTGTAGCAGAACATTCGGGACCTCGAAGACACATCGTCCGCGAGGTGGCGAGGTATCTCCTCCGTGACCCAGTTGCGATGCACGCCGTTGGGTGCCACGACGACGACTGCGTCTATCTTTCCTTCTCGGAAGAGCGAAGCTGCGGTGTTGATCGCCAGCCAGGTCTTCCCAGTCCCCTGCTCCCAGAACACGGCCCGCGAGTGCATAGAGCGGCTGGTGAGCCACTCTCGCAGCTGGTGCTCGAACGGCGCTGTCTTGAACTGGGAGAGGTCGACTTCTTCCACGCCAGAACTATACATGCCTCTAGCTCGAGAGCTACTCGGGGTCCACCAGATAATCATCGATGTTGTCGAGGACGGCCTCCTCCGCGAGCTCGTGAAGCTGCGAGGCGATGCCCTTCGGATGAGTGACAACTGTGCAGAGCCCGAAGCCTTCTCGCATCGCCGCTCTCCCAACCGCAGCCTCCAGCTCTCGGTGGGACATGTCGAGGTTGATTTCAGAGTCGGACTCTGGGGGGTCGAAGTGAGTACCCGGCCAGTAGTAATACCAGCCCCCCACGACCGCGTCGATGGAGAACTCCTCTGCCGTGGTGAGGCCGCTCGCCTCGTGATGCAGCTCGACCTCGACCCTCAGTCCCCTCACTGTCCCCCGGACGAGCATCTTCCTGGGCACGATGATCTCCTCCTCATAGACTCAGGCGAGACTTTGCGCGACTCAGTTTCGTCAGCCAGACTTCAGCGTAATCTTGTCTTATGGATCAGAGTTGGGCAAGCGTTCGGGTCAACAATTGTCACATAGACTTTCTGTTCGAGTCGCGCTGAGTCCAACATCTCCACTCGTCCGAAAGTAGCCCAAGTTGGGTGATTGGGTAGGGGGCGACTCAGTGCTCGACTCGACTTCGTCAAAGAAGGGAGTAAGGCCAGGGAGCTCAGATCGAGCAACCGCCTGGGCCGCTGAGTCGGCTGAGTCGCGATCGGCTTGCCTCTTCCCGATCTTGATGTATCCTTCGGTTATGAAGAAGCCCGAGAAGCTGTCGAAACAGACTCCCAGCTACCGGAAGCTGGCCAAGAAGCTCGTGTCGAGGGCTCGACGTCGCGATCGAGGCGAGGAATCTAGGGTTCGTGGATTTGTCCGGGGGTGGAACTAGCTTGCAGACCTTCTTGCCGTATCCTGGATTCGCGGCCAGCGCCAAGGTGCTGGACGACAAGCGCCTCAACAAGCAGGGTCTAGAGTGCAAGCAGATACTGAATGTGCTGCTCGTTCCCTCAGACAAGAAGGTCGGGTGGGCTAGCCACCCGGCAGTCTTGATGTGGCGAGGTCACGAGCGGCAGCTCTGCGAGTACGGCATCGCCATGCGGAAGGAGTGGATCCTTCGTGGCAAGAATGACACGATGCTCCCGTGGTTCGAGGAGCTGAGGGAGCGGCTGATCCTGGAGGGGAGGTCCGCCTCGCTCCCGGAGTGGTGGGGTCGAGAAGACGTCCACGCTTCGCACCGCGCTCGCCTCAAGCAGAAGGATCCGGAGCACTACGGTCAGTTCGGCTGGGTCGAGGAACCGTGTGGTCCCGAAGGGTATGTGTGGCCGGTCAGAAAGGGGCCCAGCCGTGAGCCTCGGCCCTCTCCGGCGTGAACTCTCCGATCGGCAGACCGCCGTGGCAGATCGCTGCGAACCTGCAGCCGTTGTAGGCGTGGCAGGCATTCGAGCGGGCGGGGTGCCCGGTAACTTCCTGCCAGCTCTCGACTTCTCCCGCAGCCTCTGCGGTGCGCAGGAGTGGGACGATCGTGCTCGCCCAGAAGTTGCGGACCTCCTCTCGGCTGACCAGGATCGAGACGCTCTCGACCCTCGGGTCGTCCTCGACGAACTGGTTGTGTCGCAAGCGCACCGCCACCGCTGAGGGAGCTCTCGACAGAGCGTAACCCGCGTAGGTCATCATCGGGACGTCTGCCCGTAGGTCTTCCGCACGCTTCAGCCAGCGAGCAGAGGAGGCTGTCTTGTGGTCAACCACCTCGAGAGAGCTCGGGGAGGGATCGAGGCAATCTATGCGTCCGCAGATCTCGTGTGATCCGCTCCGGAGGGCGACGTCGATCTCGACCTCGAGTCCGGGGCGAGGCTGCAGCACCGCGGCCCCAGCCTCGAAGAGCCGGAGAGCCAGCTCTCGATCTTGACTGCTCAGGTGGTGATCCCACCCGGCTGGTCGCGGGCGGCCGCATAGCGAGGCTGCGCAGAGGGCGTGCAGAGCGTTCCCCAGGGCGAGCGGCTTGGTCTCGGGGAAGGGAAGCTTCCGCACGTACCTGAACCACCAGAGCCGGGGACACTGCTGCAGCCTGACGAGCTGCGAGGGGCTGGTCCGCACTCAGGCCCGCCACTTCCCGGCCCACACCGTCACGATCGCCCGCTTGCCGGAGGGGTAGGTGACGATGTGCGAGTGTGACCAGGAGCTCGGGCCAGCATTGTAGTCCTGATCCAGGTTGCACGAAGCGCCAGCGACGTACAGCCCGTCGTGGATAGACGCGCTGTGGCTGTGGGCAGTGTTCGCCTTGCGACCCATCTTGCTGAACACCTGGGCGTTGCCGCGAGCGCCGTCGGGTCCAAGGTGCCCGTGCATCCCATTTTCGATCGAGTTTCGGCACGTCTTGAAAGATTCATCAGTGCGGAGGAACCGGGTGCCTCGCGGGCAATCAAGTTTGCGCATCACGTGCTCGACGAGGCAGAACCCGCGTTCTCGGCTCTCGAGGGCGCGGTACACGGCGAGCTGTGCCTCTAGGAAGAACACCGCGTTCCGCGGGTCGCTGCGGTAGTCGTGCTCCCGCAGCCACCGCATCAACCAGCCGTCGTGATTCGAATCGACGACCACCGTCTGACACCATGGGCGGTTAGCCTCCTTCAGGAACGCGGAAGCCTCCTTCAGCTCGGAGACCACGTCGTCCTGCCCAGCGAGGAACTTCTTGAACCGCACGTGAGGATTGCCGCGGTCGTGGTGAGTGAACGAGACTCCGTCCAGCAGGTCGTGGATGAACTGGAACTTCGGCCTGAGAGCATCGAGCATGCCCTGCTCGCCCCAGGCGAGGGAGCGAACGGTGGAGTCTAGCTGAGCGACGTGCACGTCTCCCCAGGTGATGGCCTCGACCTGCTGCCCCTCCTGACACTCACCACTTTCGACCTTGACATCGAGGTCTTGGAACGAGCCTCTGTCGTCTGCATTCAGCTGGCGAACCCACCAGTGTCCTTCGCTGTCGACCTCGACCAGGAGCGCCCCGTAGGAATGGCGATGCTCAGCTTTCAGACCAGCCTTCTTCTGGATGTAGTTTCGCTGTGTGCACGTGCCCGTCGTGTAGTTGAACTTTGTGCCCTCACCCTTCATGGTTGCGATCGACCGCATGGCGAACTTCGCGTGCGGGAAGATGCCGCTCCGTCGACCAGTGTAGGTCTCGAAGCCCTCCAGAGGGTTCTCTGCTGTGGGGAGGATGTTCATCTCGCCACAGAACACCAGCCCGGGGGCGAGCACCGTGCGTCGGTCGCAGACGAAGTCTTCGATGCGCTCGTCGTACCACAGTTGCTTGTCGTGGTCTGCGGTTCCGCGCTTGACCGCGAGCTTGCCGTATGCCGTCTTGTTGTACGTGTACGTGCTGACGAGTATCTCGGCTCCAGCCCGCTTTGCGAATGCCAGCAGGTTCTCCCAGAGCTGAGAATGCAACCGCGTGTTGTTCTGGGCGGAAGTGAGCAGGTATCGCTTGATCTCACCCTTCTTCGGTAGGTCGAAGACCTCTTCGTCTGGGATTCGCACCTGACCGGAAGCGAGCGGCTTGTTCATCCCGAGTTTCGAGCGGTGGTAGTTGATGGTTGAACGCTCGACGCCGAGCTCTCGAGCTGCAGCACTCACGTTACCGCCATGCTTCTCGAGAGACAGACGAACCTTGTCTCGCATTTCCATGTGGTGTTCCTCAGCTGGAGAACATCGACTTCAGGCCGATCCAGATCGCAGCGGCTAGGCCCATGACCAGGATGCCGATCACGGTCAGCAGGGTCTTGTTGCGAACTTCCTGCATGGCCTCCCTCCACTCGCGCAGGGACTTGAAGTCCTTCTGCAGCTCGATCGGGTTCTTGTGGTCCAGACCGATCGAGGTGAGGGTTTCCTCGACCGTGCTCCTGACTAGGGCGTGCAGCTCCTCTCTGCTGAGCACGACCTGTTCTTGAGATCTTTCTTCAGGCATGTTCGGTAGTCTCCGACTGCGGAACTCTATCCTAGTAGCTAAAGACCCCGTAGGCGACGCTCGTTCCGCCGAAGGTAAGCTCGACGAAAGTTTCCGATGTATTTGCGCCCGGCTGCGTGTGCCTCACGACGATGCTGTCACCAGCATTCGCCGAGAAAGTTCCAGTGGTGAGACCGGCTGTGATGACTGTGGAGAACGCGCCGCTGTTGATAGAGACCTCGACATTTCCAGTTCCCAGAGCGGTGCCGATGTTCAGCGTGTGGGTGCCTGTGCTCACAGTGACGTATGCGGCTGAGGAAGCGCCGTTCGCTCGCACTCCGAAGTTGAAATCGCCGGAGATGAGCGATGACTGAACGTTGAAGTCCCACCTTGGGTTCTGGATCGAGCTCCGCAGGACAGTGTCCTTCGTGTGTCTGGTGAGCACCGTCATGCGCAAGCGTGAGGGCAGAGAACCAGCATACCGGAGGATGCGCGTCCTGCTGATCTCGATCGGCACCGTGCTCTGGTAGGCAGTCGTGAACAGGAGCGTGTTGGATCCGCTCGGGTCGTTGCGCACCTCGACGGCATACTCAGTGGTATTCGCGGCAGGGAAGTCTGCGGGCAGGCTGGTTTCGTCGACCACAGCCTTAGCCTCGTCGCCGTTGCGGAAGTCTCGTCGAACGAAGCTTACCGCGATACCGCGATCGTCGAGGCCAGTTCCGGGCCCGCCGCTCCCGGAGCTGTCGAGGTCGACGTTCCCGGTCGGGTAGAGCGTGGTGTTGAACCGGAGCGCGACGGGAGGGTAGGGACAGTCCGCGCGGTTCGACATCGTCACGTTGATCGCGGTCGCCGAGCCCTCGGGCAGCGACTGCGTGGCGCTGCGGGGGAGCAGCTTCACGTTGACGAGAGTGCCTGGGGTGAACACCCGCTCGGTGAGGTTGCCCAGGAGGATCCAAACGCGGGCGTTGGCGGCGTGCGCGGCTGGAGTCGAGTCGAGCAACCCGCGATAGCCGGAGCTGAGCTGCAGCTGACCGCTCCCGGTGGTCGCAGCTCGGAAAGCGAAAAACTCGTTGTCGATGAGCACGAGGTTCGCCAGCCGAGTGCCGACGTCCTCCGCTGTCACGCTCGGGGTCATCGCTGCGATGAGGAGCGACAGCGAGTCCAGGTCGGCGTCGACGTTGATCGAGATAGATCCTTGCGTTCCCGACTCGTTGATGCCGGAGGCGAGCTCGCCTGCCACGAGGAAGCCTGCGACGTCTCCGGCGTCTGTGTAGGAACCAGAGCCTGGACGAGTCACGATGTCCATGAGAGAAGCTGCATCGTTCTGGAAGCGAGCGCCAGCCCAGATCCGATTGAAGACGCTGGGCTGCTCTTCGTCCAAGGTGCAGAACTTCCTGGGAGCCTCGATGACGATTGAGTCGCTCGTGGGGATAGCCGAGACCGTCTGTGGTGGAGGAACCCAGTTGGTTGCGCCCGGAGCCTGAAAGACTCCGGCGTCGAATACGAAGATGTCCTCCACGAGCGAAACGGAGATCTGCCCATCGTCGAATCGACCCAGGTCAATCTTCGTGATTCGCATAGAAAGATCTGTGATGCCCAGGTCGGAGTCGCTCCAGCGGATCACGTCTCCGATGTTCTTGTCGTAGAGCGTTCGATTCACGACCAGCTCGGCTCGAGCGATCGGAGAGCTGAGGAGCCTCAGATCTCTCCACGCGATCGCGTTCGCGCACGCGGCGTCCTTGACGCCGGGATAGATCTTCTCGACGGATACGATCTTGTTGCCCTGGAGGCGGATGTTCGCCATGTCCTGGGCACCGGCATAGGTTTCCTTGTAGTCGAGCGCTCGGTTGCTGAGCTTCACTAGGACGTTGTTCGTGGTGTCGTCCCAGGTCGAGCGACCGAACGACCGTATCTCCAGGATGTTGCTCTGATTGATCGCAGTCAAGCTCGGGACTGAGTAGCCGCCGCGAGCCAGGTTGCACTTCCACTTCCCCGACGATCGATCCAGGTAGATCACTCCGTCGATCTGTCGCTCGATCTCTCTGAGGAGTTCTGCTGCTTCGATCTCGCTGTCGAGCACGAAGCTGAATCCGTTGCCCTCGGTTCGAAGAGTTTCGGCAGCAGCTGAGAAGTTGCTCGTGTCGATGTCTGCGGCGGGCAATCCGAGACCCCACTCAGCGTTGGTCAAAATCTCATAGATGACGTTCATCGGGTTAGCGTCGTTCCCGCTGTTCACGCTTGGAGTTGCCAGCCCGAGACCATTTGGTATGCGGCGCAGCTCGAACGCCCAGGGAGCGATGCTCGTAGAGTTGCCGAGCCAGCCCTGCTCCCAGAGCAGGTAGCAGGTGCCTCGATAGGTTGGCGTCACTCCTCCGACGGACTGCTGAGTCGTCAGGTAGGAGGCGGCAGCTTGCGTGGTGCTTCCGGAGTAGAACCTCAGCCTGCCGACGATTCCACCCTGCCCGAGGTCTTCTCCACCCAGGAACTCTGGCTCGTCGATGTCGATTGCGGTGCCGTCTGCGGTCACGTTCCCGGTCCAGAGAACCTCATCTCCTACCCAGATGCGGAGCAGCGACTGCACGGGGAAGGTGCCGCCGCGGCACACGGCCATCTGCATACCAATGTAGTATTTGTAGCCCCTGATGACCCGCGTGCTCGAGAACAGCCCCGTCTTGATCTTCTCGGTGATCGGCTGCTGGCGGAGGTCGCCGTACCACACCACGTTCGGTCCCTCGACCTTGACCGTGCCCCAGATCAGCGACACGGGTCGACCCTCGGTCGCAGTCGGGAACTTGAAGTCTCCTAGCCCTGCGGGTCTGGCATTCTCGATCTTCGGCTTCGGCTTCAGGAACTGGCTCAGGACGAAGAAGATCGTGAAAAGAACCAGCGTCTCGACGAAGGCTTTCTGCTCGTCTGTGGACACTGTCGGTGGCAGATCCAGTCGAACTGAATGAACTGTCGACTCCTGCTGCTGGGCGAACAGGAAGAGTGCGAAGAAGATTGCGGGAGCGGCAAGCCGCCTGATTCGAAGCATCACTTCAGCCCTGTGACAAAGATATTCTTGAGCGGCACCCAGGCGAATCCGCCGAAGTTCGCGACGTTGGAGAACTTGGAAGAGCAGGTGTTGATGCTGTGGTCGCACCCGGCGAACACTTCGACTGTCAGTCCGAGCGGAGAGCTGGGGAACGGCTTGAGTACACGTATCGTGTCACCCGTGTGCTCGATGACGAGCCGAAAGTCCCCAGTGGGCAGCGCGATGTAGCCTCCGTTGGCCCACCCTGTACCCTTCGCGCCGAGCCCTTGAACTGTGATGGAGTCGCCCGCTACTCCATCAACTTCTCCCTGATGACGGAACAACGACTGGGCAACTGTGCAGGCCTGATCGTACAGCACGTGGTTGCAGACTGCAGCATACTTGAAGCGAGGGATCGCGTTCGCCAGCTCTGCTGTCAGTGGCACAACTGCGATGTTCGCGCGTACTCCGTTCTGGTCGAACCCGACTGTGCGAACCGTACCCTTCCACAGCTCGATCACCTCATTCAAGCCGTCGTTTCGGTGCACGCGGCGAATGGTGAGCGTAGCTCGCTGTCCAGGCACTGAGTTGATGTACTTCCTGACGAGAGGTGCCGTCGCCGGGACTCCGATCTGGAGGGTCTCGGCTCGCTGCTCTGCGCTGAAGTTCAGGTTCTGTCGATCCACCTCGAAGGGTTGGTAGGTCACGCTGTTGTACGTGATGGCAGATGGGTTGCTGGTGTAGAAATAGGAATCGCTGCCGATGCGGAAGTCGAACAGCTCGATCGGCTGACCACTCTCGATCGAGGTTTCTTGCGCGACGTAGGACATCTGCTATTCCAGCACGACCTTGACGGGGAAGCCAATGTTAGCCTCCCCATTTGCCGAGCGATGCTCGATCACAATCTCGTCACTGTCGATGCGCACCTTCTCGAGGAACTCGATCCTCGACACGTCGCTGGGCGAGATGTTTTGAGATATCGCCGAACTCAGGGTGAGCTGCTCAGTGTTGACGTCGATCTCAGAAGAATTCGCGATAGTCCTGGTGAAGATAGTTCCGTCGTTCAAGATGACGCGCACGTCGACCTTGGGCGTTCGCTGCTTCGCGTAGCGAGAATAGCCAACGTTCACGATCGTGATCGCAGCGCTGCCGGAAGAGTAGGAAACAGCCAAGGTCACGTCCTTAGTGAACGTTGGCAGATAGAAGCTAACCTGTCGACCGCGAAGTGCGTGGAGCAGCTTGCGTATCGCCCAGAGGCGGCTGCGGGTTGTGCTGACGAATGTCTTCGCCGAGCTGTGGCGGGCGCGGTTCCAGGTGCTTACCTGCGAGAACTTGCCGCCGCCGGAGCCGTCGAAGACCGTGAGTTCCCGCTCGATCAGGCCGTCGAGGGTACCGGTGATCGCGTTCGGGTCGCTGAGCAGGATCTTGCTGTTGTACGTCGGCCACCCCGTCAGGTCGCTCAGATCGACGTCGTTGTCTAGCACCCGCATGGTCAGGTCGAAGTCGCAGAGGTTGACTGCGTACTTGGCTTCCTTCGCAGGCTGACTGCTGATGGCAGTTCGCATCGGCATGACTCGGACGCCGGAAGCTGCCGAGTAGTTCTGAGAGATCGAGGTGCTGAACGAGATCGTAGTTGATCCAACGGTTGCGACTTCCAGCGCGTCGAATTTCGTCTCGCTCTCGTAGATGATCGCGAGGCTGCCCACTCGGAAGTCAGAGAGCGTTGCGTCCTGGACATTGATGCTCGTAGCTCCTGCCACGACGTCAGCCGTGAGCAAGGTAGGCTCGTGCCACATCGGGAACCCAAACACCCGACTCTGCCAGTCAAAGAGCAGGAAGTCAACTCGCTGTCGCTCGACGCCATCCTCTCGCCGGAGCTTGAGGTCGAAGACCTGTCTCGGTGCCTTGCGCAGGGATACTCGCTGCTCCGTGCCGTCTTTGTGGACAAAAACGTCAGTGAGGAACTGCAGCCGCTCGATGAACGGGGCTTCAGGCTCGAACGGGAAGACGACGACTCTGGTGCCGGAAACCCGTACCTGGACGAGGTAGGGTTCGTCGGTGTCGAAGTCCAGCGTGCCGTTGATCGTGGATGGTCCGTCCGGAGAAACCTGCAGCGTGAGGATCAGCGAAGTTTGCGGCGCGAGGTTGTAGGGCAGCGAAGGCAGATCTATGATGCTCGCGCCGCCCCCAAGATTGTTGATGACATCCTGGAGCTGCTTCGTTTCGAAGAGATATGCGTTGTAGACGTCGAGCGTAACTGTCGCCATGGAAAGCACGTTGCCGAGCGAGATAGATCTCGGGATGACGTGTATCCTCTGGAACCAGTCCTTCCCCCACTCGAGAGCAACGGCTGTCCGATTCGTCCCGGGCGGGGGAGGGGGCACGGGAGCGAAAGTTCCGCGAGCGCCAGCTCCGAGCCCGGAGAGCTCCAGGAGGGCTGCTGAGGATGGTGGAGGCGTCAGATTGTCGAGGTTCGTCGACAGTCCTGTGGGGTACAGTCTCGATCCGAGATCTCCGCTCAGCCCGAGGTGAGGTTGGGTGGGGAAGCTGCTCACACAACCTTCCTGTACGCGATGCCAGCGTTCCGGGACTCCTCGCCAGATGCGATCGCCTGCTTGCGGATGAACGGGAAGATCTTCCAGGTATCTGAACCGACTGCGAGCTCCTGCCCGACAGTGATGTTCGCTATCTGTAAGACTCGAACGTCCGACACATTCCCCAGGAACATCCACTGATCTGGGGTTGGGGTAGGGTCGACCCAGAAGATCGGGATGCGCACGAGCGGCACGTAGCCGTTGGCCAGGTTCGCTCGGAACTTCAGCATCTGGGAGGCCAGAGGCCCGCTCCTGGTTCCCCCCAGACCTCGCACCCTAGCGTTGCCGCCTCGATCAGTTCCCTGTGATCCGATGTCGTTGAGCAACATCCATCGCATGCTTCCGGTTTGGTTCGGCATTCCCTCGACTCGCACAGAGGCCGAGACGTTCACGTCGAAACTGTTGCCGTAGAGGCCATCCCACAGGACGCTGTGGTTGCCGCTGGCTGGAATCGTCTGCGCAGCGACTTCCCAGTGTGTAGCCGCTGCATACTGACCCCCAGTCCAGTTCCCGACTTTGTCGATCGTCCCGAAGGCGAAGTGTCGATAGAGCCCTGGGGCGTATTCCAGGGCGACGTGGATGTACTTCGTTGTGTTGTCTGTGAAGAAGTGGTAGGCCGTGAAAGGACCATTTCCGACAACGATTCGCCTGCCGGAGTTGACTGTGGAGTTGTAGGGAGTGGAAGCATCGAGGAGACCGCAACCATCGTCGTTCGTGTGGTTCCCCGGGGCTGTGCTGCTGTTCACGAACCCGGTTGAGTGGAACATCGCGATGCCGCTGGAATTGTCCCAGCGGAACTGCACGAAGACGCTCCCGTTGCTGAGGGCCAGCCAGTCGTTCGTCGTGGAGAAGTGGTTGACAGTCCAGCCCTGCGCGGAAGCAAAGGTCTGGAGGATGTTCATCAGGTCTTCTTGGCTAGACGCAGAACCAGTCTGATACGCCACGACTACGCCTCCTTGACGGCGCACAGCGCCCAGTTGTCAGTGCGGACGCCATTCGGGAAAACTCGATACCTGTCTGACCCTTCGGAGAGGCGATTGAGAGCGACGACCAACGAAGCTGCCTCGAACCAGAACACCCCGTCGATCTCACCCAGGACGCCAGCTGGGACTGCGGCGACGCTGTAGAAGATTGTGCAGGGGACACGGACGAAGTAGTCGCCTCCGGAATCCTCAGTCGGCAGCAACCTCGCATTCTGCGTAGGGCTCTGAGGTATGAAGCTCGCCCAGGTGTCGGATGACACGAACCACTGGTCGTCGCTAACGGGATTGGCCCCGCTCAGAGTTCCTGCCGGATACACCACTGCTCCCTGAATCACCGCTGTCCTGGAAGAAGAGTTGAATGCGTTGGCGACGGACAGCCAGGTTCCATCCTGCAGACGCACGAGCCCAGGACCAACTTGACTGGACTGCTCGCGCTGAGGATCTGACAGACCGCTGGTGAAAACAGTTGAAGTTGATGGGAGACGATACCGCTCTGTGGTCGAGCCGCAGATGTAGAGCGGCAGAGGATACTCCCCCGAAGTAGCGAAGCTGTTCAGCAGGCCGAGGTGCCCGTGTGCGTAGCACGAGGAGGTGTTCGCCCAGAACTGAATCCGCCGGGAGTTCACAGAAACCCACCAGGTGACTGTGGAGTTCAGGAGCGGAACGAACGCACCGCCGTTTGTGGTCGTGTTTCGACCCGGGCTGATGCCAGCCTGATTCTCCCACGTCAGACCCGAGTTGAATCCTGTGAATCCAGCGAGCTCGAGGTTCGTCGCGCCGCTTCCGACGTCGGAGTAGCTGCGCCAGCCGACGAATATCTGGTCAGACCCAGAGCCGCTGCCCTCCACGATAACTTCTCGCTGACCGGATCCTCCGACATTCGTCGAGCGTCGACTCGTCCAGCCGTTGGCGGCGATCGTCGTGTTGAGTGTGAGGCCCGAGCCGCTGCCGGTCAGAGCAGTCGTGGCAGCTCCAGTACCGGGGTTGACCGTGTAGAAGCCCGCGTTGTAGATGCGCACCGCGGTGACGGCACCGCCTCCACCCACGCTCACGACCTCTGCCTGCCCCTGAACCGTCTGTGTACCGCCGCTGATCGAGACGATGTCTCCGACAGCGTAGCCACTGCCAGCAGCATTGATCGCCAGTGTAGCGAGGCTGCTGCCCGTAGCCAGGTTGTGGAGCAGGTCGGCGAACGTCTGGTAGTTTGTAGATGTGCCAAATACCCAGGCCATTATCCGTTCCCCAGAGAGCGGTTGATTGCTTGGCGGTTGCGACCGATGATGTTCACGATGATCTCCTGGTTCCGAGGGTCGTTGAGTGCGGATCCGACCTCGTCGGGATCCGTCACGTTCACGACAGAGACGTTCAGCTGAGGAGCAGACATCGTCGCACCGTTGGGAACGATAGTGCCGCTCACGTTCGGCTGGAAGATCTCCGGTCCCCGCTCTCCGACGAGATAGGACTTCCCCGCAGAGACTGGTCCGCCCTCAGCCCTGGATCCAGACAGGAGCGTCGACAGGCTGGAGTCAACAACGGTCGCTCCACCAGCAGGACCAGCGAACGCTCCAATGAGGCTGAACAGAGCTTGTCGGGCCAGCAGTCGAGTCAGATCTGCCAGGATCGAGTCCACCAGCTTCGAGAAGTTGAACTGCCCACTCTGCACGAACTCGACGAGAGCGTCTTCAGCAGAGCTGAATGCATTGACGAGCGTGCTCTCCGCCTGGGCAGCGAAGTCTCCGATCTGGTTCTGGAGCTTCAGGAAGCCTCGCTCGAAGCCGCCTGCCACTGAGCGGTCGCTCTCGAGCTGCGCGATGCGCTGGTTCCGCAGCGCCTCGCTGTACTCGTCGATCGTGATCTTCCCCTGCGAGTACAGGGCATTGATGGCCGCAATGTTGTTCTTGATCTCGTCCTGCGGGCCCTTGATCTCCTCGAGGACTCGAGCCTGATCCTTCAGAGCGAAGTTGAACTCGACCTGGCGCTGGAATGCACTGAGCTCGTCCGGAGTCGCAGTGACCTTCTTCGCGCGGAGATCTTCCTGGATCTTGTCGAGGGCATTCCGAACTTCTCGCTCGCGATTGCCCAGGGAGAGGAGGCTGGCCTCGCGGGTGAGGCCGTCGGTGATCTCCTTCAGCACGCGGGCACGGATCTCGCCGGTGAGATCAGCACCCGGCGCATTCAGCCCCTCGCGGGCCGCAACGTCCCGGGCCGCCTGAGCCTGTGCTGCGGAGGCACGTTCGCTTGCGATCTCGCGGGCGCGAGCCAGGATCGACTGGATATTCGCCTCGGCTGCGCCGGGCTCGTTGAAGCCCTTCAGGAAGGCGTCGATGACGTCCTGCCCAAGCTGCTCAGCGGCAGCCTGCTCGGCACCGGAGATCTTCAGCGTCGGGATGAGATTGATGTCCTTGTACTTGTTGTACGCTCGCCGCACGTTGTCGCCGATGTTCACGACGGCATTCTCGACCTGGAAGGTCGCATCCTTGATGTTCTCGAGGGCCGCGTCGAAGTTGCCGTCGAAGGCGTTGTTCACCGCTTGCGACCAGTAGATCCAGGCGAGCTCGAGGCGCTTGAAGAACGAGCTGAACGACGCGATAAGTCCGTCGATGAGGGCGTTGATCGCCTTCGGCAAGAAGTTCAGGGCTTTGATCGCAGCGTTCACCATCTGCTTGACGGCGAAGGTGATCAGCTCGGGCCAGTTCTCCCCGACGTTGCTGAGCAGGGCACCGATGGCGTAGAAGGTGCCCAGGAAGACGCCGAGGAAGTTGTCGAGGAACTGGGCTCCTCCGATCAGGACATCCTCGAAAGAGACGCTCGCGAGATCCGGCAGCTCTCCGAAGAAACCGCTGATCAGATCCAGGAGCTCTGTGAATCGCGACCCGAGGAATTCTGCAAACGCTTGGAAGAAATCCTGCAGGGTAGTCAGTCCATCCTGCAGCGAGACGATGCGATCGCTGAACGCGATCAGCGCTACGACTCCGGCAGTGAGCGCCGTAAGGAGGAAGCCGAGCGGGTTTGCTGCGATCACGACCGTCAGGAGCTGGATTGCCTGCACAGCCTTGATCACGCTCAAGGCGAAGATACCACCGAGGACAGCTCGAGCGATGACGTCGGCGTTATCCCCGAGCAGCTTGATCACAGCAGAGAGCTTCTGCGTCGCTCCCGTAGCCTGGTTGAATTCTCCAACCAGCTCGATGACCCGATTCTTCAGGACGACGAGCGACTGCTCGACAGTTGGGATGGTGCGCTCGAATTCTGATGCGATCCTGGCTGCTTCCTCTCCGGAGAAGGCTGCGAAGATAGTTTCAGACGTCACTGCGCCCGTCGAGGCCAGGTCCTTCAGCTCGCCGATAGTGACCCCGAGCTGCTTCGCGATCGAAGCTGCGATGTTGGGCAGCTGCTCGAGGACTGAGCGGAGCTCGTCTCCCGCCAGGCGATTCGCCGCGAGGCCCTGAGTGAACTGGAGCACGGCGAGGTTAGCCTCGCGAACCGAAGCTCCTGACAGGGCGACCGACTGGCTCAGGGCCGTGGTGAAGTCGAGCACCTCGCGCTGGCTTTTCCCGAGAGTCTGTGCAGCTCGTGCGGAGCGGAAGTAGAGCTGCGAGGTTTCTTCAAAGCCCACGCGAGTCTTGTTCGCGATGTCGAACAGTTCCTCCGTGACGACTCGGAGCTCGTCCGTACCGCTGGTCACCTGGCGCAGCCTGTTCTGGACGTTCTGGTACGTGTCGGCGATGCTGACGAGACCGCGGATGATCTGTGCGGAACCGATGGCGATGAGGGAATTTCGCAGGAAGTCTACTGAGCTGGCAGCAGAAGCTGACCCGCTTCCGATGCCTGCGATTTCCCTCCGCACCTCGCGAGTGCCTCGAGTCGAGAAGACTATGTCGAAGCGTTCGGTAGCCATCAGGTGATCACCTTCGCTCCAGCGATAGCGCTGAGCCCTGCTGAGATTGCCTGCTCGACAAAGTTTGCGGGAGCCTGCTTCGAAGAACCTTCGTTCAACTTTCCGATGTACGCCACGTTGTTCGAGATGAACAGCGGAACTTCTGTCGAGGGACGCCAGCTAGCCACCTGACCAGCCGCCTGCTGGATCGCCGCAGCAGCATTCGCCTGCTCCCCGATCCCGAGCTTGCTGCCGGGGACGTAGGGTTGAATGGTGCCGCTCGGCGGGCTACCAACTTGAGCTCGCCAGTTGGATCGAGCTCGGCCTGTGTCGACTGGTGTCGCGAGCACTAGCGTCTGATCGATCGCCAGGGCAGCTCTCCTGGCGATGCGATCCACGTTCTTTCCGAATCGATCGGCGCGGATCTGCATGCGCTTGGCGAAGGTAGAGGGGCTGGCCATGGTCCAGAAGCATATGACCGCTGAAGCCTAAGTGGTGGATTTGCTGGCGCTCCCGAGCTTGTTCCTCGAGCTCGAGTCGCGGTTCTTCCCGCTCTTCTGCCGAACCTCGTTCCACTCCAGGAACGCGCGATCCATCTTCCGGATGAGGTAGACGAAATCGGCTTTTTCTTCCTCGTCGAGGTGCTGCGACATTGCGTACTCTTGGATGACGTGCCAGGGGATCGGGCCGGGAGCCCACCCGACTGGTCGAGAAGTGCTGAGCTCCCAGAAGGCCATGTAGGCCAGCTCGAGACCGAGGTTCAGGTCGGGAGCGTTCTGTATGGCCTTC